GAGAGTATTATCCCGTTAGAATATATGACTTAGAAGTTGAATTAAATGAAAAGAAACGAGAGATATCATTAATTAACAAAGGCTATCTAGCAACCATCAAAGATCAACTGAGTGAATTATTAAAAGATGCCTAATAAAGCCGCCCAAGCAGGGTTCTATATACTTAAATCGTTTAAGGTAAAGCCTATTATAGAGGAGCTTATCAATACCGATGCGGTGAACAATTCTTATTCGGAATATGTAGAGTTAAGTAAGACAATATCGCATTGGAATATGAGCGAAAGCATAGACAGTCCCTTTATAACAGGCTCGGCTACAATACATGAGAGCAGTAATCTACTTGAAGACGTCCCAATTCGTGGCGAAGAAGAATTAGAAATAACATACGAAGATTATTACGGTGATATCAAAACTACTAAGTTCTTTATATACTCAGTAGAAGATATAGGACCAGAATCATCAACAAATGATCGAATGACAAAGTACACTCTCAGGTTCTGTTCCGTCCAAAAGCTTCATTCTGATCAAAAAGAGATAAGAAAGTCATGGGCAAATACAAAGATATCAGATATGGTGGAAGATATCTATAATAGTTTCTTTATAACAGGCAATAAAGACTATGATAAAGAGATAGAAGTAGAAGAAACAGATGGAGAGCAAACTCTAGTCATTCCAAATCTAAGGCCAGATGCCGCAATGCAATTTTTATCTAGAAGAGCATATAGTAATAGAAATAAAAGTTCGTTATACAGGTTCTTTGAGACAAGAGAGAAGTATTATTTCTGTACGCATGAGTATCTAACCGATAAATATGCCGATTTCGATGAGTTAACCGACGATGCCAGGAATCGCTTATTTTTTATATACAACACTGTTGAAGACAATACAGGACCAGGGCAGATGGTTGCCCAACAGAGCGTAAACAACGTCAACTACGGCTCCAAAGTTGATACAATGGCTGATATGAAGCAGGGCACCTATCGCCGAAACATCACCGAACTCGACATAAACTATCGTACTCGCACCACACGCCTGTATGATTACATTGAAGAGAGCGAGGACATAAAGGCACCTGAGAAGCTGAAGCTAACACATTCTAAAGAGTTTGTCAACGAATATATGAATGCCGATATAGCTCCTGAGACTGTATTGATTACAGACTTTCCCCAGGTAGGCCAGAATGAAGGTGATGCTAATATGCTGAAGCCTTATCAACACTTCTATGAGAACTATAGTGTTAAGCCTATATCAAACTACCACATGGCTAAGAATGCGTTTCAGATAGAGATTAATGGCCGTATTGGTTTATATCCTGGCATGATACTTAATCTAGAACTATATAAGTTTAGCACCACTGTAGCCGCTACTAGAGAGATTGATGCTGAGAGAAGTGGCAAGTTTATTGTGACTGATATCGTTAACTCTTTTGGCGGTGATGCATATAAGCAACAAGTAATGATTACGAAAGGTGGTTTATCGTGAGTATGCCTGACGGGTTAGTAATGATTTTACTAATGATATCAATGACTTATACAATCTATTTGACTTATAAGGATAAAGAATGAGCGGATTTAATAACATGATGCACTTCGTGGGTGTTGTAGAAGATGCACATGATAAGACAAATAGTGGTAGAGTTCGTGTGAGAGCATTTGGTGTGCACCCGCCACGAGACAGTAAAGACGCACAAGATAGTGTACCGACTGAGCATCTACCATGGGCGACTGTATTAGATGGGACTTATGGAGTATCTCCGGTTGTGCCGAGTGTCGGTGACTGGGTATTTGGTTTCTTTATAGACGGGCGAGAAGCACAGCAGCCAATGATTATGGGTCGATTGCCGGGTATGCATCTACAATTCGCAAGTGGTACTGGTCAAGAGGGAGAAGACGGCTATATACCACCAGAATCTATTCATAATTTCGGTGCACCCTCTCTACACAGATATAATACTGGCGAAGAGATGATAATTGGTCAAACTTTGACTCAAAGAGCATTACAAGAGAGTGGTATTACTCAAGCGTTATCTGAAGAAACATTTGATGAACCTTCTATCTATATGCCCGAAACGAACTATAACAATAGAGTATTTGCTTCTAAGAATGGTGATAACTTTATTGTGATGGGCGATGGAGCAGAGAGTGAATCGAGTGATTACATTTTGATGTCTCACTCCTCTGGTTCTGTGTTTCAGATTGATGCAAATGGTACTATCTTTGTTAAGTCATTTGGCGATCAGTATAACACAACAGATGGTGTCTTGTCAAATTATGTTACGGGTTCTTCACACACTAACATACAAGAAGACTATACACTTAAAGTAGAACACGGATCTGGCAAGATATTCATTAACGGTGATCTTGATATCGAGTGTGAGAACTTTAATGTTACTGCCAGAACGAATATGAATCTTACTGCTGGCGTGAAGACGAATATCTCTGCCGCTGGTATTAGTGTATTAGCAACAGATGATGATATCAATGTTGTATCAGTGGGCAGTACGAAGATGAAAGCCGGTAATGCCACAAACAAGAGTGGATTCTATATAGAGACACTAGACGGAGATTTTCATCTAGACACATATAAGACGAATATGTTTAGTGAAGCATACACTAAGATTACGTCAAAGGGTACGCCAGCTGTATCAGATCAAACACTGCCATATGCTGATGCTGGTCATAAAGGAATCGAAATCAACTCAAGTTCATTGATACATCTATCAGCCCCACAGATTGCTGGCCATGCAACAAATACAATGAGCATACATAGTGACTCTATTACTAACGTATCATCGGGTGCTAATTTAGACGCAGTAGCAGGTGATGCTATTAACTTGAAGTCAACGAATACTGCTTCACTAGACGGATCTCTTGTTCATCTCGGTATGGGTACAACAGAAGCATCTACATCAACAAGAAGCACAGTAAATACTACAAGAGGCGCTCAACAAACACTCAACGATGCACGAGAATCTGTTACAGAGAAAGCAAGTGTTGTAGCACCAGAATCAATACCGGGAAGCAGAGCAGTACGAAAAGCAATCGTCAAACGTATTAGACCGATAATTACGAGTCTGATGAGTTCGGGCGATGACTAGGCTAACAGTTGCAACTTCTATTATATCATAGAATGGCCATTTGTCAACTATTAATTAAAGAAAAGAGAATATAAATGTCAATAGAATGTAATAACACAACACCTATAGCGTCAAAGGCCTCTGCGTCTCTGACGTTAACAAGTGATGATCTAAACAATATACTTGACGTAGCCACTCTTGTAGACTTGAGTAATCCTCTTGACAGTTTGAATAGAGCATCTGTAATGAATATCACGAATGCTCTGGCCAATATAACTCAGCAGACTGATCTATCTGAATATCCGACACTTAACGCTCGACTAGAGAGCGGCACACCAACATACACAGAGATTGCTGACTTTCTTCTATCTACTAACACTAATATAGCAGATATAGAAGAAACTATAGTAGATTATAACACAGGCCTACTGGGTGGGTCAAGTACTATTTTAACTAATTCGCCAAATATCTCTGTTACTACAGCCGGTGTGACAAACTCATTAGATACCGGAAATAATATTATTAACGACAGCGGAATCAGTACTGCTGACTCTTCGAATACATCGTCAAGTACACCGTCTGGTGGTGCGACTGGTGACGGTCTGAGTAGTGCTAGTGCTAATTCAGCTAGTAATATATCGAACAATGAATCAACTTCAAGTAGTAACGTAGCGAGTAACTTTGATACTGGATCTGGAAATAGCACAGTTATCGGATCAGACGGATTCAGTGACTTTGGACCTGGCTTCGGCTCTCAAGTAACAACTGACACAAGCGGTCTTACACAGATAGAGAGAGCGGCTTTATTGACAGGGGGCGTAACTGCTCTTGTGCCGGCTTTGATCACTAGACTATTTAATGATCTAGACTTCTACTATGATGTCAATATCGGTGGTACTATATCATCTGGATTATGTAAGCAGTTTAACTCTACGCTAGGCGATCTATCAAAAGCTATGCTTATCGTGAATGCAGGAAAGAATGTAGTAACTGATATCATAAACGTAACAGAGAAAGATGCTAAGAAGTTAGCTGATGCTATTAAGCAACAAGGCTTACTAAGAACATTACTTGATTTATTAAAGTCTATTGTAGATAAGTTAATAGCAAAAGTCAAGCAATTAATGAATGCCGCTGTCACTGCCGGTACGAGTGCTGTTGAGTCATTAGGCTCTGCCGCTAAGTCAATACAGAAGAAGATTAGTCGAATGGCTCGTGATATAGAAGAGTTTACTTCTGATACTAATCTAGCTGATATAAAGAAAGCAGTTGAAGCGTTTATAGCTAAAGCCGCATCATCATTTGAGAGACTTACACCCGAGAATATCGCATTATTGATGTTTCGTCTATGTCAATTCACTGAATCACTACAAGCAGTCATGATGGCACCAGCTATTAAGATGAACAAGATGGCAAATCAAGTTGAGAGTGAGTTAAAAGCATTAACAAGTGTTCAGAAGACTAATGTTAAAGAAGCTGTTAAGTACGGTGCCATTAGAGTATCAGAAGAAGATAAGAAAGCCAAGAAAGATTCTGTAATCAAACTATCAAAGAATATTAAGCCAAGTGAGCGAAATGTAAACTATGTTACATCGCAAGAGCCGACAAAAGAAGAGATAGCACTTGTGAGCAGTATTAGCGAAAGTGGTCTCGGTCAGAATATCACGTTTAGTTCTAGTGTAATAAGTGATCAGGGGTGGCAAGACATTGATGCGTCTGTATGGTATAAACTACTGAGAATACAAGAGCAGACCGGTTCTTCATATGTTGTTAAGCAAGCCGCTACTAAGAGAAAGAATAGTGCATCAGCACTCGGTGGTACCAGTAAAACTGCACACGATTCTGGCTATGCTATTGACATTAATGTCTCTTCTGATATAAGAGATGATACTATAGTGGCCGCTAGTCGAGCAGGATTTACTGGAATCGGTGTATACGAGTCACATCTTCATCTTGATAACGGCAACAGAAGAGCATGGCAGAGCAATGCAACTGATACTGTTGAAGACTTTGAGACATCTATTCTGTTTGATATACACAATATTGATGGCTTTAGAAAGAAAAGATCGATATAAATACACTATAAAAGGTATAAAAAGATAATATGAGTCTCACGCCACGCACAAGAACAACTGAATTCTTCTCTGATTTTGATTCGAATCTGGGTCAAGTTCCCGGTCGTACTGACTTATCACGAAAAGTTAACGAGAATGCTATACGAGAAAGTATACGTCATCTAGTAAGTACTGATCGTGGTGAGAGATTGTTTCAGCCAGATATCGGCTGTGACATACGTGGCTCATTATTCGAGACTATGGATCCTACTTCTATACTCATACTTAAAGAGAACATTACACACACAATTAGAACATATGAGCCAAGATGTGAACTCAAAGATGTTCTAATTAATGCTGATGTAGATAATAGTGCAGTATCAGTAAAGATTATATTCAGTGTAATAAATACTAACAGAAATTCATCACTCACAATTGACCTTACGAGAGTTAGATAGACATGACAGATATATCGCCAGTCAAAAACTTAGACTTCTTTGCGACTAAAGAAGAACTAAAGACGTTTCTAAAAAATCAAGATCGATATAAAGATTATGATTATGAAGGGTCAAACATGAATGTGCTACTAGACGTACTATCATATAATACGTTCTATAACAACTACTATTACAACATGATGATATCCGAGATGTTTCTTGATTCAGCATCACAGCGTAACAGTGTATTGAGTCATGCAAAAGAACTTAACTATATGCCGACTAGTCGTAGATCATCATCTACTAAAGTATCTCTTGCTGTCACATATCCGAATAACACAAGTAACTACTTCACAATACCCGAGGGTACTTCATTTATCGGTCGATGCGGAAATAAGACATACACATTCATAACAGATAAAGCATATAATGCTGTGAGAAGTTTAACGAATTCTAATATATTTGAAGCCTCTAATATAGATGTATATGAGGGCAGAGTATTGACTGAGAGTATCAGTGTTACTAATAGCTTATTGTCTAATGCTAATATAGACACAAGATCACTCACGCTTACTGTGAATGGCGATACATATACATATCGTGCTGATTTATTTGGAGTTACTCCAACTGATAAAGTATTCTATCTGCAACCCGAGAATGACGGCAAGTACTCAGTACAATTTGGCCAGAATAAGTTTGGTGTACAGCCGACTGTCACTGATTCCATTGTAGCGACATATAGAGTATCTGCTGGCCCTTCAGCAAACGGTGTCACAAGTCTTACTGTTGGGGCTTTTGGTGGCTCTTCAAGCATCAGTGTAACGCTAAACAGTCTCACATCTGGCGGCTCTCTGGCGGAAGATATTGAGTCGATTAGAACTTTTGCTCCAAAAGCATTGCAAGTTCAAGAAAGAGCAGTCACGAAACGAGACTATGAAACTTTGCTTCGTGCTAGATTTCCGAACATTCAAGCGATTAGTGTATACGGTGGTGATGAAGTCGTTCCCCCTCAATTCGGAAAAGTGATCATCTCTGTAGACGTAACTGGTGGTGAGGGTGCGGCTGATTACGAGATTGCAAACTTTCGAGCATATCTTAAAGATAAGACTCCACTTGCGATTGAACCAGTATTTGTTGTTGCTAAGTTCTTGTACGTTGATGTTAATGTCAATGTGGCCTATGATGCTAATCTAACAAGTAAGTCTATTGCTCAGATTCAAAGTGAAGTTGCAAGCGGCATTATAACATTCCAAGACACTAATCTTAATGACTTTAATAAGACGTTTAGACAGTCAAGACTATCAGCGTATCTAGATTCACTTGATGCTTCTGTTGTATCTACTGATATCTTAGCTAGACCGGTGATTGAGTATGTTCCCGAACTGAATAAGACGGCATCGCCATCTTTCTCTTTCGAGACTTCGTTGACTAAGCCATATCCGTTTGATTCTGTAACGGGCTTCACTGAGTTTAAGCCTGCTATATCTTCATCTAACTTTATTGTCAACAGCACAACTGTAACGATAAAAGATGACGGACTTGGTAATCTTATGCTTGTCACTGCAGGCACTGATGTTCAAAGCGTATTCAAGCCTATTGTCGGAACTGTAGATTACGCAACCGGGGCTGTCAAGCTATCAAACTTAAACGTATCAGCATTTGACGGTAGTGCTATTAAGTTTACTGCTTCTTCAACTAATAAAGACATTAAACCGCCTAAAGATCGAATCATTGTTGTTCGTGGTGAAGATGTAACTGTATCAGTAAGCACTGTAGAAGGGTAATTCATGTCAGTCAATGTGAGAGATAATATACATTCAGAGATTTTTAGCCAATTTCCTGATGTCTATAAAGAGAATAGCGAATTTCTCATAGGGTTTATTGAATCATATTACAAGCATCTTGATGAGAAGATGGATCGTAATGTGCCTAAGCTTCGAGATATCGATACGACATTATCTACATTTCTTATCTATTACAAGAAGAAGTATCTAGCCGATCTTCCTATAGACACTCAAGTTGATATAAGATTCATTGTTAAACACATTCTTGATGTTTATAAGAGAAAGGGCACTGAAGAGAGTGTTCGATTATTGTTCAAGATGTTCTTTGATGAAGAGATCGAAGTCTTCTATCCTAGTACTTCTATTCTACGAGCATCTGATTCTGTTTGGGGTGGTGATACTTATCTAGAACTAAAGTCTGTTTATAATGTAGACGATTATGTTATCAGAAGAGGCGATAGAATAGTTGGTGATCTATCTCTAGCAAGTGCTTTTGTTGATGATATCATCTTCGTTAACTTTTCGGGTGCCTTGACTCCGGTTGCTTATCTTTCTAATCTTACTGGCGAGTTTTCAGCAGATGACTCTATCACGATTGTCAACCAAGACGCTCAAGGAAAAGACGTACTTAATAATGTCGGTAAACTGATATCAGGATCGATCAGTGAAGTTATCGTTAAAAGCGGTAACAGAACTCCAGGTCAGAAAGTTGGCGAAAAAGTTTCTATTCGTTCTTCTCTTCAAGGAGTTGATGCAGAGGGAGTAATTACAAAGACTTCTACTACAGAGACTGGTCAAATTGAATTCAGCATTGAAGATGGTGGATTTGGATATGTATTGCCGGGATCTTCTAGTGTTGAGAATGAAGTCGGAATAAGTAACCACGTATTCATTGTTAAGTCAGATAATACACTGTCATTGAGACCTGGAGATGTTATCACAGCAGGTGGTTCAACGATACGGCACAGCAATTTTGGTGCCACTGGTCAGCCAATATACGGTGTCACTGGTTCAGCAGAAGTCATTGCGTATAATCATCCTCTACTATTTGTTAAGACTACTAAGAATACACCCACTGAGATTTTTGATTTTCTTGCGACTTCATATGATTCGCCTATTAATCCTGGATTCTTCCGAAACGTACTAGTAGATACTTATTACAACGTGGCTCTAGGCGGGTTCGTAAATGTGCCTCCACCACAATATGCAGAGCCGTACTTCTCAAAGTTCATACAAGAAATATCTGGCTTCAAAGCATATGATTTTTCTAATGGCGGTGCCAGTTACGATGGTGATAGCCTTCGTCTACTGAATCAGTTCATACTCGCTTCGAACACGACAACAGAAGATCCTATACCTGCCAATAACTTTACTGCTAACTTCGAGACTGTTGTAGGAAACGCAACAAGGGTTGGTGACGTATTTACAGCGACATCAGGCGGTGGTAGCCACTCTGCTCGTTTTGTGAACACTGCTGTTAGTTCTTATCCATTATGGCTCGCAAAAGAAAGTCCTGCTAGTAACTTTATTAGACTTACAGCTAATTTTACAGGCACACAGACTGTAAGGATTACAGTGGCATCTAATACCACTGGCACTGCAAATCCAGTATCAAAAGACACAACAATTGTAGGTACTGGAACGGCTACAGAATATATCATAGCCCTTCCACAAGGTCAAGTAAACTATGTGCAAAAATATCTAGCACTATCATTCTTGACTGAGAGTATTCCTATGACTATCACAGGATCTGATGTTGTTCTTGTTGAAGATGGCGAGTACTGGCCTTACTTCGGATCAAACGATCAAACAGCAGAAAGGTGGCCAGCATTTAATCCTATACCTGATCCATCCAACCATCTTGATGTACTCAATGTAGGAAAGACTGCTTATCAAGTTTCAGATGGAGACTATGTAACCATAGAGAATCTAGGAAATATGCCTTCATCACAATGGATTATTCTGGGTGCAAAATATGGCGCAATTGGTGAAGATTTTGTTGTTAAGAATGTTTCGGGTATAACCGCTGGCTACACCAATACTAAAGTTCTTGATAATAAGGCCAAGTTGAGTTTCTCTAGACTGTTGTACTTATTCACTAGGTTTAAAGCATACTCTAGATTCGTTATTTCTGACAATACGACCAACACACTGTTTGTTGACACAATAGCTAGTCCGTACAGTATTCCGCCAACACTAAATCTTGCTGAGTTTGATGTGATGGTCAATGGAGATCCATCTAAAATATTACAGATAACTGCTCTTGGTGAGAAAAATGATTCCGCTTCTTTCACTATAGGTAATGTTGATAATCAAGAGAGAGTTACACTTATAGCTGATCAGATAGGCGAGTTTTCTCGTGTAACATTCCAAGATAGTGATTATGGTATGAGTGGTCCTGACGCAGAGAATTTAACTACTACGATAGAAGATGCTTTTGATCCTATCACACTCACATTGGGATCTATATCTGAGATTGAGCGTGATAATCCAGGAAGCAACTACACTAGCGATGTTAATGTTCGAGTAGTTAATGAGATAGTTTCCAAGTTCAATAAAAAGGACATGATATTAAGATTCGATAACGTCAACTTCTTCTTGAGAGAAGGTGACTTAGTGACTCAAAGATTGACTTTGCCTGGAATAGACATAGATCAGGTTAACGGATTAACTGAAGCTACTGTAGAATCTATGCCTGCTTCGGCTGGTTCTAGTACAACGACATTTGATCTAGTTACAACTCAAGAGTATGATGCTAAAATAAAATTCCTCAGAAGATCGGGTAATGACTTTTACTTTAGACCTATGAGTTTCTATTTAATAGATCCTTCTTTACCTATTTCAATCAAAGGCTCAAATAAGAACATTACGTCTTTTCAAATAGACGAGTCTTCTTTACCAATGGGAGCTAATGCTAGGATTGTCGGAGATGCATTGTATCAGTCAGGACAACTTGTAGATGTGAACATTGTTAAGTCTGGCTACAAATTTTCAGACGAAGAAGAAGTAGACATAATCAACTTAGAACCCACAAGTTCATCATACAATAAAAAAATAGCGACTGCTGATATCAGAACGCTCACTCAAGGTAAGACAGAAGGAAGATGGAGATCCAAAACATCTTTCTTAAGTGAAGATAGTAAAAGAATACACGATAATGATTACTATCAAGAATATTCTTATGACATATCTTCTATCATTGATCCGTCTAAATATAACGAACTACTTGATCAAACTGTTTCCGTTGCTGGTACAAAAAGGTTCAGTACCCCTCTAATAAATAGTGATAGTAGTATAGACAGCGGCTTAGAGATAGAGTTCACATACTTTGATATCGCATCAAAGCAATTACAGACTACAGACGGTGACAATTATCTGACTCAAGGTGATGACAATCTTCATGCAAGCATCTCTACAATAGACACGACTACCGGTTAAGTATAAATGGCTAAACTAAAAATAGTATCAGATGGCGATCCGCATCCAGCACTAGCTGGAGATAACCTTGTGGACGAAACAACTGAAAGACAGTTTACCGGTGCCTTCGGTATCTCAGATCAGTCACATAATTTTAATATAACATATAGGGCTGGAACAGATAGTGATCAGCCCGAAGCAATTAATCCCTCACTGCCCATAGGTATTACGACTAATGGTGTAGTGATTTATAGTTCAGCGTCAAGTGACAGTTCTCTGCCATCATCAACATCGATTGCTCCTAACGGATATAACTGGGATATGGGATTCGATGGTTTTTCGACAAACTTTCCTCTTGATCCTTGTGGCGGTAAAGCAGATGATGCGTCAGGAGAATATAGATATAGAACAGGAAACTTTCACACAAAAGGTATGGCTTCAAATGGATTCGTAGAGTCTAGCACATATTACTCAGCAACAGGAGCTTTTGGTAATAGTGACTTAGATAGACTTAGACATGGTACACTGACTCACAATGGAACAGACTATACAACGGGTCATTCTAGAATTGTAGGATGGGCATTTGATGGTTATCCTATATACGGACCTTACGGCTTCAGTGATCCTCTTGATCCTACTAGTTCTGTTGTACGGATGAGAAGTTCTTATAGGCTAAGAGCGCAAAACGAAATGTTGCCTGGTAGACCTCAATTTTTTCAAGTGTCTAACGGATCATTTGTACAAGATTATGTATTCGATTTAACAACAGGAACATTAGATTCACATAACGGAAGATTTTGTATAACTCCTGATTATAAGCAAGGAACTTATGCATACTTTCTAACTTTTTCGGATTCTGGAATAGTTGATCCAGAATATCCATACATAATAGGACCTAGCACTAGACAACAACGAGTGCTTCTTTAATATAAACGGATAGAACTAATGGCAAAAATTATAACAGAAAACTTTAAGATTGAGACGACCAAAGAGTTGTTTAAGTCATTTGAAAATCAGAATAGTACTCTAAGTTCTAACTTTCGACTTCAGTTAGATGCATTTGGTGGTGAAAATAATGACTTGACCATATCGTCTAATGATAAGGACACAATACAAACATTTGTGACAGATCAGCTTACGGCATTAAGACCTGAGTCTAATTACTATATAATGGCATCTACAGCTTTAAGTACTAGTGAAGCTTCTGGACCAACTGCTATTAGTAATACGCAAACTTCAAAAAGAGATTTTCTTAGAAAGGTTTTGTTTGGAGTAAAGGTTAATTCGTCTGTTGCACGTTATATGTTCTATGAGAATCAGTGGGTAACAGGAACAGTTTACGATGCATTTGATGATACTAAAGATATTGAAACACAAAACACCATAGTTACTGTTGCGGCTGATAATGGAGATTATCTAGTATACAAGTGTATAGAGAACAATGGTGGTAATCCATCAACTGCGTCTCTGCCCACAGAAATAGATTCTACTAATTATCAAATAGTTCAGGTTGCAGAGATGTATGTTTGGCACTATATGTTCACAGTATCGTCTTCAGAGGCTGATACATATCGTTCAGCGGGAAGCTTGCCTGTTCCTGAGCCAGAACCTGGTATATATGGCAATAAAGATGTTGTTGCTAGTGCAAAATCAGACATATCTCAGATAATTATTGAAGATGCTCTTTCGGCACAGTTCAGTCAGTTCTTGTTTGGAGATGCTACCAATATAGATAACGGATCAGATGTTAGCATAGTAAATCCAGAAGCTGAAGGATCTCTTGTAGGTAAAAAAGTAGTGGTTGTCCAAGCTACATCTAAACCTGGTAGACAACTCTACGATAGTGTTAATGCATATAAAGATATGTACTTAAGAAATTCTGCAA